AATTTGGTGTTAGTCTGTTTAGCTCTATTATAGAACAAATCATTTGCCCCAACATCATATTTCTCATGGAGCGATATCTCATGTTTGACGGCACTTTCTCGGGTTTCATGGATTTGGATAATCTCTTTATCAAAAGATTCTATGCCGTATTTAAGTATATCTTCTGACAAGTATTTACTAGAACCCATATAAGAAGCATCATCATCCGGGTGACAGGTTGATGTTCTTACACCAATGTATCGCATATCATTTATGCAATTTACAATCTCATATGTGTAATGAAATTTGTTCATTTACCTCTGCCAACCCTTGATTATATCAGGGCTGAAATTCAGTTGGGAGAATTCCAGTCTATCCACCAGTTTGACTGCTCCATCATTAAGTCTATCAACAATGACAAATCCCTCTTGACCAGTGACACGAAATCCATTCTTCGTGCGAACGAATGTATCCAGTTTCTTGAGGTCATCAAGTTTTGCAATGATAAGTTTCTTTGCCACAACTACTGCATTCTGCAATTGAAAAACCAAGTCAAGGTTCTTCTGGTTTTCCTGTGAGAAGAACTTCAGAAACTCATCCCTTCTCTTCTCAACAGCAGTCTTACCTTTCTCGGTCTTTCTCTTTTCTGCTTCTTTGGCATATTTATCATTAACCCAAGCAATCATGTTCTGGACATGCTTCTTGGTATTCGTTACCTCTTCCCCCCTACGAACATAGGTGTTATTGAAAGTCTCAATTGTCTTTGCCAATTCAGGATTACCCTCAATCTCACGGAGAGTAGAACCAGAAATCTTCTGAAAGATCTTACCAGCAGTAGAGAGTGCTTTCTGGACCTTTGCAGTATCACTGGAGTTCAGGAGTGCTTTACCAGATAGATCACGAAGACCTGCATCTTGAAACCAGACACTTGGTGTTTGCTTGAGTTTCGATGCATCCACATCATAGGAAGCAGTCATGGACTCAAAGTCTTTACCAGCATATGCGGTATGAAAGACCACACCAAGCTTGGCTTTGGAAATCTGTTTACCCAAGGCACTGCTTGCAGGAACCGCATACACAATGGTATTAGGTTGAAATGTCAGGTAGGATTCACCGTCAATGGTCTCTTTCTTCAGGTCACTCTTCGTGAACATGATGTCCCCTTGAATGACTCCCTTGATACCAAGCTTGGGAAGTTCAGCAAGTGCAACTTTCATCTTTGCTGCAAGGTCACCAGACATATCTGCATCAATCTCTGCATCTGTCTTGTAGACCTTTGGCTCCTTGTTAAAGATACCCTTCTTGGCAACAAAGAACTTACCATCTCTTGGATCTTGACCAGCAAAAACAGCAGGAGCACCATCCCACTTCACGGTAATGTCAACCTCCTTGGATGAGTTACCAGCAAGCATATCTCTCAGGGAACGAAGAGCAAAGATAGCTTGGCGAGCACCAGAGACTCCACCATAGATGATAGCATCCAGACCAAAGAATTTCAAAATTGCAGAGATACCTTTCTTTGCAAGTTCAACAATCTTCTTTGCTACCTTCTTAATGAATCCCCCGATTTTTGAGAAGATGTCACCAAGAAATCCCTCTTCCAAGGAGTCAAACTCTTCATTGAACATACTTTCAAATGTAGTTTCGCCTTCAGCAGACTCTCTCACATCAGCACGAAACGATGGGAAGGTTTTTTGAGATTTGCTGCTGTGAGTTTTCCAAGAAAAACGCACTTTGCTTGTTGCGGCAAGTTTAGGAATGTAGTTGCCCATTTTGCCGTATCCCTTTGAAATTTGATGGATTGAAGTGTCTCCACTTGTTTCATCAAAGGCAACAATGTAATCGGCGGCAGCAGGAAGAGTATCACCCTTAAACTTGTTAGCACCCGTAGCAGCCTCGTAAACAAAGTAGTTTTTGAAATCAACATTATCTTCAAAGAAGTCCTTAACCTCCTCGGTCATCTTCTTGAATACGTTGCCCTTACTAAGATACTGATCTGCTAACTTCTTTTGGTCTTTGCTGGTAATCTTCTCTTTACCTTTGGCTTTCTTTATGAAGTCACCAATATTACCAATCGTTTTCGGAACCGCGAACTCCTCCATCAAACTTGAAATATTTTTAGCAAGTTTTTGTGCATTATTTGGGGCGTTTTCATCCATGAATTCAACAGCAGCATTGAATGTTGATGTTGTTTCTGCTTGTTTTGCAGACATTAGTTGTGACCCACCCCTCTTTTTGAGAGACAATCCATGCTTACCGACAACCATATCAGATTTTGGTGTGCCGTCCTTACCAAGCCATTTTGGATTCAGCTTACCAACACTCTTGCCAGTTTGGATCATCTTACCCTTAAATCCAGCCTTTGTGAGTGCCTGAACAATATTATTAAGAGCAGGAAGAGCCTCTTCATAGGCATCCATGCTCTTAATAGGGGTTTCTTTATCTTTGTGAGGACCACCGTTAAAGGCAACGGTGATGAAGTTTTCGTAGTCTGCGGCAGTTATTTTTACGTCTGCTTCCGATAGGTATTCTTTAAAAGATAGCATAGTTCCCATAAATTACAATTGAAATGTGATATATGAGACTATTTATACATTTTAAATCTTCAACCCTGAAGTGTCCAATCCACCTGATGAAAACGGAGTCTGAGTCGGTTGTTGTTGTTGTTGCTGATTACTCTGAATGATACCAGCAGTGGCATCCTCAAGGTCATAGAGACGCATAAAGGAACGGTCAATACCCACACAGAACTTCTGGTTTCTCTGCGGGTCATTGTATCGATTCTTTAGCTGCTTGATCATAAGCTGCCCCTTAGAGGCAAGTTGATCGTTACTGATTGCTGCAATCATGAAGTCAGCAGTTGCTGGAAGACCAAAGGATTCGCTGGTATCTGTCAAGTCAACATCTGAACTTTTGAACCCCTCTCGTGTAACCTGAGTAGCAGACCAGATAGGAACATTGAACTCCACTGCAAGACCACGTATCTCCTCTGCAATTGCCTTGACAAAGGAGTAGGTATTGATGGAACCACCAAGTCCACGAACACGACTGGAAGCACAGATATTCAGATAGTCAATGAAGATGACATCAGGAGCAAAGTTCTTCTTCATCTTCAACTCATTCAGCAGTGCTCGAAAGTGTGCGACATGAGCAGAACCTGTAGGATACTCCTTGACAACAAGCTTACCAGAAGTCTTTTGTCGGATGTTGTTAATCTTGGAATCAAAGATGTCCTTGGTAACATCCCCAAGGTCATCCAGAGAGATATCAAAGAGGTTTGAATCGATACGTTCAGCAATCTTCTCCTCTGCCATCTCCATTGTGATATACAGAACATTCTTACCCTGCTGAAGAGCAGCACCAGCAAAGTGACACATCATCAGACTCTTACCCACACCAGTACCAGCAAGGATAATGTTCAGTGTCTTCTTGGGAAGACCACCCTTGGTAATAGTATTGAACATCTCAAGGTCAAAGGGCATCTTCTCCTCAACACGATGATATGCTTCATAACGGTCAGTGGCATTCTCAATGTAGTCATGACCAACATTGGTATCAAAGGTCACTGCAAGTGCCTTACTCAAGATATCTGGAATCGCTCCTTCTGCTTTGTCTTTGGTCTTACCATCAATGATTTGAATCGACTCCATGATTGCCAGATATACAGCACGGTCCTTGCACCACTTCTCAGTAGAGTCAAGCAACCAGTCTTCATTGACACCATCTTCTTGCTCTGAAAGCGACTGTATAGCATCAACGACTTCCTCGACGTTTGTCTTACTGAAGTCTGACTGCTCATACTCAATCTGAATGGCAGATGAGTTTGGAAGCTTACTGTATTTTGTAATGAAGCGAAGAATCAACTCATAGACAGTGCGAGAAGACCCTTCAAAGTATTCTGGTTTGATATGGGGAATCGCCTTGCGACAGAACGATTCGTTTTGGATTAGGTTTCTAAGAATTAGGGGTGTTAGGTTGCTGCTCATTCTCTACGTGTTCTTCCAAGATGTTGATTAGAATCTTTCCAACTGTGTCCTGCAATTCTAACATACTCTCTGCCTCTTGGCAAGTCTTTCCTTTGGGTGGTGTGGTAACCTCAAGGTCAAATGTGAGCTTACAATTATCTTCTTCATCGTCTTCGTTAAAGGTGATTTTTCCAAATGCAAATTCAACATTCTTGAATTCACCTTCAGTGATTTGAATAATGGCAAGACCATTATCTGTGTTCTTTTCTGTTAGTTTGTAGTTTTTCATTTAATCATTCAGTAATACAACAGTTCCATCTTCAAGATGCTTGTGTGCCTTCTTGATTGTAGGGGCAAGTAAAGGATGTTCGCTCATCGAAGAGTGAAGAGCATGAACACAATAAGGGCAATCTGAGGAATACACCTTGTCAAGCTCCTTACGCATGATTGTTACCTCCTGTTTGATTTCAAGAGTATTTGAGAGAATCCAGCCAGCAGTTGCAAGCAAAAGCGTTCCAGCAAGACCAACAATTGTTTTAGATGTTTTTTCGTTCATAGTCCAAAAGCAGCAATAGTATGTTCAAAAGGATTTCCTTCTATATTTTTCACCATGTCAAGCATCATCTGAGCAATCTCTCTAGTCTCCAATTGAGCATCAGATTTAAGTCGAAGGTTCCATAAATGAATATAAGCTAAAAGAGATCCTGTCCACATAAACTGAGTCTCCAAACATAACGGAAGGATCACTCTAGCTTGCTCTTTCGCTACACCGGCATCACAAAGCTCTTTATAGAGAGTTTTGGATGACTCTACATGATTTTTCATCTTTTCGATAAGGTCTGGTCTGTCGAGTAATCCTTCACTGCCTTGCTTGGAAGATTTAGATTGCTTTCTTAACTCGCTGGTTTCGTGATATTTGTCGCTAAAATCAACATATCTACCACTGATACTGTTCGCAGATAAACCAACCTGATGTTTGAATAACTGTCTCTCGACAAAAATACTACATTCAATTCTAAATTGAAGTTGTGGATGTCTAAATGGTGCAACGTGCTTGTGTTCAACCAAAAACTTAATTAGTTTTGAGTCTTTCTCATCAAAATCCAGCTTTTCTTTTCCGTAACTGACTCTTGCAGCATTGACGACCATGAGATCGTCCCCGAAATGATTCAATAATTCAACTTTCATATTTCAATATTTTTCTTGCAACACCCACAACACCCATGAACCCCATCATGATTACGGTCATCTGGATCAGGGTGACCTACCCCGCAAGAACAAACTCTTTCAAAACACCCTCTATCATCTCTCCAAATTAAGAGCCAATCTCTCATGTGATGATCGGATGGATTGTGAATGATACATACTTCTCCCCCACACCTTTCTCTATCGTGAACTCTTAATTTTGTCCCTGCGTTTGTTATAAAAGTTTCCATATTTATCTCCAAATACAACCTGAACAATCTCTTTTAAAAATCCTTTTTATGTTTTCGTCGTCAATATCAAAACCCTTTTTCAAGTATCTAGTCATTCTTCTTGCTTGAATGATATTTCGATTCACAGTCTCTGGCATTCCTGCAAACCACTTTTCACTTCCACCAGTATAAACAAGTTTTCTATTCTCAAGATGCTCGTCAAAGTCTGGATGCTTATACGTTTTACCAAGTAAGTCTACCGCAATACTACACACAGTATAATCGAAACACTCAATAGTTTCTTGTGGCGTTGCGCCCATGTGAAGCAAGTCATAAACCTTTCCTTCAAATTCAATTGAGTCACCAAGTCTTAGTTTCTTGACATGAGTGCCGCCTTTACTCAGCAATGTCTCTACTGCTCTTTCTCTTTCAGATTCAGTAGCAAAGAAGACATCAATGTCCTTTGGTGTTGTGTTTAAAAACTCTGCAAGAACAGCACCACCAGCAACCCAACAGTGAGAATCAAAATGGCTTAGGAAACTCTGAATCATTTTCCAGAAGAACCAAAGCCGCCCATACCACGATGAGTAGGATTGAAAAAATCACCAACTACTTCAAGTTCAAATGGATCAACTCGCTCAAAGATGATTTGAGCAATACGATCCCCTTTCTTGAATTGAAATGGATCTTCGCCGGTATTCAATAAAACAACCCCAATTTCATTACGATATCCAGAATCAACTACACCAGCAAGGACATCAATACCATTCTTGACTGAAAGCCCAGATCGTGGGGCAATACGACCATAGTAACCACGAGGAATTGCCATTGCGATTCCCGTCTTTACAATGGTTCGAAATCCAGAAAAGACCTTGCCATCTTCATTAGCATAAAGATCCCAACCAGCATCATCTTCATGCGCCTTCGTTGGTACCAGTGCATCATCCCTCAGTTTTTTTACAGATACAATATTCATAGTTGGATTGCGGAATCGTTTCATATTCTTTATGACTTACCAGTGAAACGTGTTTATTCACTTTTAAGTATTGTCTTCATATTACGGATTTCTTTACGTATATCTTCTATGAAGACATTTATGGTGTTGTAATCGCGCAAGAATTTGATTTCATCGTCAATCTTCAACTCTATTGCGTATACCCGTTTTTTCAGTTCTTCTATTTTGTCTTTCTTCATCTTCTTCTTTCTTCCCAAAGATTGCATCATAGTTGTCACGAAACTTCTGACTGAAACAGTTTCGTGGAGAATCACCCTTGCCGTTTGTTGACTTGCTCATTTATTTCAATCCTCAAGCATTGGTGAATGTGCTACAGTGAATTTCTGGCGAATCACTTCAGCAAAGTCTGTATTAGCTATAATTGGCTCCCAGAAAGCTGCCTTCATGGTATCTGCTGCTCGACAATTGCTGGCAGCAAGTTCCTTCTTGGTTGCAGGATCGATGGGCATATACCAACCATTCTTTGGCTTGATGACATGACCAGTCTGTAGTGCAACATCCAGAAGACCAGACCACTTTTCAATTCCACCTTCCCAAGAAACTGAAATTGGAATCTTGGACTTCTCACGAACAAATCGAGACTTCTCGACATTGATTACAAAGTGATATCCCTGAATCTCAGTTCCAACCTTATCCTGCTGGCGACCAATGATCCAGATGTTATCGGCAGAGTAATACGCACCAGTGCCACCGGATACGATGTCCTTGGGAAACATACCTTGTTCCTTGTAGGTATGATTGATCGTCAGGAGAGGAATGTCCTTCATTGCCAAGTGAGGAGTCAGCATACGAAAGAGAGACTTCAATGCCTTGGCGCGGGTCATGTCAGCAACACTCTTTTCATTCAAGGCATCTTCAACTTCCTTCTTGGAAGCGACATTACCAATAGAGTCAATGACAATGACAACCTTCTCATCACGCTTGAGTTCATTCAACTGATGAATCAAGTCAAACTTCAGAACCTCAATGTCAGTGACAGGAGTATGAAGAACACGATCAGTGTCGATACCAAAGGATTCAAAGTATGATTGTGGTGAACCAAATTCACTGTCATAGAATAGCAGTGCTGCATCATCATACTTCTTGAGATATGCAGATGCCATTAGCAGCGCAAAGGATGTCTTGAAGTGTTTACTTGGTCCTGCCAGCATTGTGTGACCGGGAGCAAGACCACCATCAAGTGAACCAGACAATGCCGTATTGAGCATTGGAACTGATGTTGGAATCATGTCCTTCTTGGTGAAGAACTTGGAGTCAGTGAGAACAGAGACGCTCTCAACCCTACTTGACTTTTTGAGTCTATCGATTAGTGACATAGTTTAGATATTGATTTTACGGTATTCTACTTTTGCTTCTTTGAAGAATTCTGCTGCTTTCATTGTGGATGCCATCCATTGTTGGGGGGCTTCCATTGTATTTACAACGACTTTCTTGATCCCTGCCTGAATAACACTCTTGGCACATTCATGACAAACAGGAAGACCATACACATAAAGAGTCGTACCTTCCAGACACTTCCCTTTCCTTGCAGCAGTGCAGATTGCATTCACCTCTGCATGAACAGTGTATTTGTATTTCACCACACGGTTTTCAAACCGTTCACCTGTATCGTGAAATCCACGAGGAAAGCCATTGTATCCAATAGAGACAATATTCCGACTTGGATCATCTTCAGCAATCACTGCACCAATCTTGGTTGTATCTTTAGACCAAGATGAGATGTGTTTTGCAAGCTCAAGGAACTTACGGTTCCAATTTTGGTCAGGGTCAGAGGTCATTAGTTTTGTTTCGTTGTTCTTCACAAGCTTCGGCAATATATTCGCAGTATGTTTGAAGGGATTTGAGGTTAATGGGCGATACGGTAGAAATACCATATTTGTCAATCAAGGTTTTCAATTGATTTGCCTTGATCATAATTTCGTGATGTGGTGTTTCTCGCATTTCAATTATTATACACTATTTCGAGGGAGAAGTAAACCATTTAGGTGTGGGGCGTTTAGACCAGACCATCTTGAATCTCTTCTGTTTGGTCTTGTAGAAAGAACGATAGGACTTGATTGGATCTGACCCCATGCATTCTGGATTAGAACCCATCGCCAAGCGGAATGGAGTCATTCCTGCAATTGGAATTGAATTTGGGCAATCTGCAAGGGCATCGATAAGCTTGGTCTCAGTGACATGAGTCTTTCCGTATCGATGAGTGTACTCCTCACACAAAGCGACAAAGAGTTCAAAATGCCAATAGTAATTGTCACTGCTTTCTCTTGTCCAAATCGTGCAAGGATGGTTCATGTGGACTGCCTGATACATTTGATTCTCACGACCATCAGGCAGAACCCATGTGCGATGTTTTCGACCATTACGAACCTGAGTCTGCTCATTACCATCCAGCATACGATGGGCAGTAGATAGCATCTGAGCAGACTCTAGGATCATCTTGACAACGTGCTTGTCACAGTGTTCACGGGCAGCAATCTCAGGGTTTTCATTCAGGACAAAGATGTTCATAATAAAAAGAGATTTTACACTACCTCAGTTCACTTGTCAACTCTACGAACCACGCCTTTCGCATCTTTGACATACTTACGACCATCGAAGTCTTCATAGACTTGACCACGGGGAACACCCCATGAATGATCAATGCCACGTTTGGATCGTTTCAATGGTTTATGCCCATGTGCTCCAGTATCCATCATTCGTTTTGCCATCTTATGAATCTGAATCTGTTGTTCAGGAGTCAGCTTCGGCGTTTCAGTTTTGCTTTCTTGTGTTTCTTCTTCTTCACTCATAATTCATTTTATCGCTTGTTCTTGTTTTTCTGATACCAATATTTTCCTGAATCCCTAAGCATATCATTGCTGAATCGGATATGCTCTAGTTCTGCCTTTATCGTCTCATAAAGTGATTCCGCAAACCGTAGTTTGTTCTCTTGGGCAAGGTCTTTGAGTTCCTCAACCATGTGAATGACATGATCAATGTAGGGACAAGTGTTTGTCGGAATGTGTGGGGATTCATCTTTTTTGTTCATGAATTATCTATGTTAGCAAGTACATCCTCTAAGAAGTTTAGAGAAACGAGACCCACTCATGACAAATGTGGACTTGTCAAGTCGAGCAAGATACTTGTGACCAACACCACCTTGATCAACACCATCACGCTCCCAAGGGATGATGGTCACAAAGGCACAATTCCCCTCAATCTCATCAACGTGAACAAGCGCGCCAAAGTTCTCAATGATGTCACCAACCTTGATGTTGGTCTTGTAGTTGGGTTTGAGTTTCATATCGTTGTTTCTCATTACGGAAATCATACTAGACCATTTCTGTATTCCCAGATACCTCTGCGTCTCCAAAGATCATTGCGTAACCATAGACCTCTGCATTACCATAGACCTTTGCGTTATCATAGACACTTGCGTATCCAAAGATCCATGTGTCTCCAAAGACCTTTGCGTCTCCAAAGACCTGTGCGTTACCAGATACCACTGCATTCCCAGATACCCTTGCATTCTCAGAGACCTTTGAATGTCCCCAGACCACTGCATTCCCATAGATCCAACAATCGTCTTCTTGGGATAGATTCTTCTCGGACTCGATAAAGCCACCAAGGTCGCCTGCCTTAACGTCAGCTCTAGCTTCTCCAAAGTTCTTTAGAGCGCGAATCCGGTAAAGATCAGGATTCTCAGGATGTTGAATGTTGGTGATCTCATATTTCATTTCGTTTCTCATTACGGAAATCATACTAGACCATTTCTGTATTCC